CATCAAAACGGTTGCATTAGCTGATGATAAACTTCCGGCGCTGGCCTCAAAGACAACCTCCGGCACACCTGATGCCTCGTCGATGACTAAAAGCACGTTGTCGGAGTGAACCCCTGCCAGGGCCTCCCCAGCGTTCTCAGCTCTCGCCGTCCGGCAAGAGATAAAAGCTTCAGCCGGTGCAGCTACAAGCTCCACACGATCAGATTTCACGTTAAGCAATTGTTGCAGCTCCTTGGGCAATTCTCCTATCCATCTCTTTAGCTCGGAAAACATCGCGTCAAATAATTGCGAGCTAGTGGGGGCCGTCACAACGACTTTGCAGGGAAACTTGAGCATCAAAAACCATAGCATCGCCCAGGACGCAGTTGTTGATTTTCCTGTTCCATGACCCGAGCGAACCGAGAGGCGTCTAGTAGGTGAGGCAACCTCTCGCAAGAATTCTGCCTGGTAGTCAAAAGGCTCAACTCCAAGGATCTCCTGGACAAACCTAACCGGATCGTCTTGATACGTCGCGACAAACTCTTCCATGAAATTAGTCGTCATTTTCGATAACCTTCGTGGCGTCCGGAATAGTCTTCATTTTTCGCAAAGCATCGAGGTGCATGTCGCCCAGGGAGATCGTGACCTCCGTCTGGCCGGCCTTAGTTCCGTATCTCGATTGGTTCCAAGCCTGGGCAACAAATCGATGTTGGCTGGCTTTCTCCCTGGCAATAGCAACGTCTACCTGGTTGAGCTCTTTTGTCCTGGATCCATCGTCCGCCAGGTCGCGTTCCATTTGCCGCTCATTCGCTAAATTTTCAAAAATTTCGAAGCCCTTCTCCGCGTGGGCGTCCGCCGCTTTTTCTCGTATAGCCTCAATCGCTTTGCTGTACTCGTCGTGATTGATGAGCAGCCGGTGTAGGTAGCCTCGGTTGAGATCTAGCTCTTTTGCCAGGCTGCTAATGGTGCCGCCAGACATGAGAAAATCTTGGAGGTAATCTGCGCCACCTCTGGTTTCGATCTTCTCCAATGCCTGGCGACGTTTTGGTCTTCCTGCCATGTGAAACTCCTGTTCTTCTATTGTTATCCTATTTGGTTTTCTCTCGCCAAATTTTGGCGTTCATGTGTGTCTCGACCTGGTCCAGGGGCGGGGGCCAAAAATCTGGAGGGGGGGGTCATTTTTGTTCTATTTGCGACATTTTCGGTTTCCATTGCATTTCGGATCTGGTTCGAGATCGCGTAACCTATTGATATCATTGAGCTAATCAGCATTTGCATAAGATTATCCTATTTCGCATAATTTACATTATGTTAATTCCTGCCTCGCGTGTGCGCGTGTGCGCGACCCTGTCGCCGAGTGTCGAAGCGTGGTTAAGAGGGCAGCGCGAGAGCAAAAGAACTTTGGGAGAAGGACCTCGCGCTGCCAGTTTGCGGCTATCGACAGGGAGGAAACGATAGCCTTATCGAGGTAATGATTAATCATTACAACAAATCTCCGAGCCCACCAAAATTACACGTCATCCATTTGCAATCGATAAGCAATTACCAGGTAGTTAATCTGGTCAATCAAACTATCCTCGTGAAAGCCATTGGCATCCATCCGTGAAGCTTTGAGCTCTGCCATCATCCGAGCAACCTCGTGAGCTGTCAGCTTCTCGCCAGGCTTTAACTTGTCCTGGATGACTGATGTCCACCTGGTAGCTATTGTCTCGTGCAATGGTCGAGCGTCTCCGTAGCTGTCCTCACGGTCCACCAGGATATTATTGGCTCTGTCTAAAATTGTTTTATAGTTCATCTTTACCTCTTGCTTTGTATTTCGCGTAACCTCGATCACTCACCACCTTGACGTAACCTCGATCGATCAGTTGATGGAGCTGCTCCAACATCTCTTGCTTTGTCTCGTCCATCGCTCCTGCGAGCGTCACGAGATCTAAGGTCCCCTCGGCTCGCATGAAGGTCAGGACGTGCAACTCATACCTGGACAATGGTTCCCTGGTTCTCCTGCGCTTCTTATCGTCGGGAAGGGCAGCTCGTAATCCTATCTTCGCTCGCTTGCGTTCGAACTCCATCATTTGGACGCGCATCTTATCCTCGTCCATTTTCTATTTCCCACTTACGATGCAGAATTGCCTGGCGTTGGAAGTTGTTCCAGCTTCTCAGGTCCGACATATTGAGATGTCTTTTCCGATTAGCGATCGCTTCCAGCTCCACCAGATCTGTGACTGCTTTTAATAAACGAACGAAATCCGCTTCGGTCATCTCTCCGTAATCGGGAGCTTTCCACTCCAACCTTTTGAGATCCTCCTCGGTCAGCATATCCATACCAAACCGAGCAACCCTACCAACCTACCAATACCTAAAGGTATTTGGTAGTGGTGGTATAGTTGGCGTTGCCGATACCAATAAGTATACCAACCGATACCAATTATACCATTTAGTAATACTTTATGTATAACAATCAGGTACTTAGACATCACACTATTGCTGGTATCGGTTGGTATTCCGCTCATAACTTGTACTTTCTCGCAGTCAACCAGCAAAACCCGTCATTGACGGCTATTTGCCCCTCTAACACGAGCTTATCGAATGGTCTTTTAAACGCCTGGCTTTCGTTTGTTGCGGTATTCTTTCCTAAGAAATGCTTTCGAAGATCGGCAACTTTGATCATATGCCTGGTTCCGCTTTCCGGATATCCGGTGCCGCCTGGATTAACTTTACCGACGTTGTCGCCCTGCAATTGCATAAAGCATTCAAAAATTACCTTTGCGCTTGGGCTCAGCTTAACCTTGGCTTCTTGCTTGCGCTCTTCAGTCACCGGCACGATGTAGCAGCTCGTCACGCTGTCGCCATCTTCATCGTCGCCCAGGATAACTGTCTCCAGCTCAAAGGCGAACTCACGGCCTCCCTCCATCTCCCGTTGCTTAGTTGTCTTGGCAAAGCGAATTCCGCTTACCTCATCGACGTTCACTTCTATTTCAGTGTCAGTCGCGGCTCGGAGACTTGAATGGCCACGGGCTAAATCTGTAGCTTTGCCGGAGTGATGTACTGACAAAACGCTACACTGGCCGTGCTCACGGAGCGCGTCACTGTTGGCAATGTAGGCCGTCATATCTTCTGGCCCGTTTTCGTTACCCCCGACCAGCGCCCGGGACAACGTGTCAACAACAATTAGGGCAACGGGTCCGTGCAGCTCCTCGACCATATCTATCTGCGCCAGGAGCTTCGACAGATCTGCTTCTGGATCCAGCAAGTTGACAGGGCAGGGCCTGATAGCCAGGGGAACGTTCTCGTCACCGTAATGGTCCTGGATAGCGCGAGCCCTGTTTAGGTAGCCGCTGCCGCCCTCCGCTGCATAATATAGAACGACGCCTTGCTTGACATTGTGACCGTGCCACTCTCGACCGGCTGCAATGTGGTAGCTCATGTCCAGGGTGAAGAACGACTTACCGGTGTTTGACTGACCGTAGACCACCATCATTTGTTTAGAGCCCAGCCAGTTCTTTATTAGATAGTTTGACTGGAGCATTGGCTGCGCGTCGCCGATCCACACGAGCTCATCGAGTAAGCTCTCCGGTCGCTTCAGTGTCTTCAGCCCCGTCGCCACGGCTTGGAGCCCCTGCGCCTGGTGTAAGTCGTTCCAGTCTGTGTCTGGCATTGCTGGAGCCGTCCAGGGTAATCCCGTGCTCTTGGCTGCGTCCTGGCCTTTCTGGTTTGCATCGTTATCGGCTGCTATGACTAGCTCCATGTCCGGCCATGTTTCTTGCAGCGCCTTGCATACGGTCGCCAGGTTCCCCGCGTCGAGCGCAAAGATAACCGGCGTGTGATCGCTTGCCATGTGGACCGATACTGAAGTGGCCCATCCCTCACTGACAAAGCACTTGCCCGTGAAATCTAATTTACCGACGACCCCGAACACACCGCCATCCTTTTTGAGCCCAGGATTGAAGCGCTTATCGCCTGTCGGATTGATACGCTGGTGCCCGACCTGTTCCCTGTTAGTATTGAACAGCGGCACCACCACGTCAGAGCCCTCCAGGACCGCGCCTATGAGCTCAACACCTTTTCTTTCATGGTAAGGCGTATACGGGTCGAACTGCACTGGCGGATCCTCCTGCTTGGGCATAGGCACAACATTGGCAAAGTAATCCTTACCGGTTTGCTTTAGTTTGATTTCTGGCCGCTTTTTCTCCATCAACGGCCAGCATCCGTCGTGCTCCAAAATCGACACGATATCCTCAAATGAATTGCACTGCCGACAATGGAACTTTACCAGGCCGTCACGCTCGTGGATCCAGAACCTGGTCGAGGGCCAGTCTTTGTGTCCGCAACTGGGACAGGCTCCGTGGTGCTCCCCAGGCGGCCCCTCGCGGAGCGAATATCGATTGATAATCGTTTCGCTCCACTCGGCCCAATGTGCTTTGGGAAAGTCAGGCATTAAAACGGTATCTCGTCAGGCTCTCCGCCATCAACCGACGGATGAACTTTAATGTCCTCTTTTTTCTCCGGATCTGGAAACGGGCTCGCTGCCTCGATGGTTGCTCGTCCCATTGGTTCCGGAGTTGTTGGCACTTCCATGTCACCAAAAATTTGAGCCCCCTCGGACTTTTCTTTTGGCTGCGCGAGATCTCCAAAGTAATCGATCTTTTGCGCTGGCTCCGGCGGAGGCTTACGCTCAGCTCTTGTAAGAACCATAAACGCCTCTGGGCGAGTGCTTATTCCGTGCTTGCCTCCGTAGGTCCACGACTTCAAATCGACAACACAATTGACCATGCTTCCCGTCGTCATTTCGAATTCGGGCTCACGTTCTTTAATACCGATTTCCTCAAAATGCTGATCAAAAATTTTAG